ATTATTTGCGTAATCTGATATACCAACAACATTTCCTGCTGAAGGAGATGCTGGAAGTGTTACTGTGAAAGCTGCTGAAGTTGTATTACAAAAATATCCAAATCCATTTACAGCTGTAAATCCTGAAGTTTTAACATTTGCTACATCCCAAGATACGGCTCCTGTTGGACCAAATCCTGTAGCTGTACCTTGATTTGAAATTATTGCTCCAGAAGGAATAGTGATAGTATCACCAGATGCACCAAGTGTTAAACTTGTGCCTGATTGTGGTTCAACTGCATCTACTTCTAATTTGCTCATTAAACAATTACCAACGTTCCTGTTACTGTTATTGTATTAGTAAATGTTACTGGACCTGCAAGAACTGCAGATTCAATTACAATATTTTCATTCTCCATAGTTTGAGAATGAGTATAGATCTCCTGTGCTCCAGGTTTATTACCGATATAGATTGTATTGTATAAACTATCCATATTTTACCTATTAAGGGGCTGTACTTATTGCATCAACAATACTTGTAATTAAATCAATAGATGAATTACTACTTGCAGTAGCTCTAAGTAAATCTCCCGAATTTAAAACGAATTTAGCGCCACCTTGAACTAGTTCAACAGAACTGTATGGTGGAATACTTAAAGTATAACAAATATATCTAATATCTGATGTAGCATTTGGTACAATCCAAACATTAAGTGTAACTGTAGTAGTTAAAATATTTGTAGCTCTAATTCCAATAACAGCATCCGTAGAGTTAGCTGTAGTTATTGTTGTAGTTCCAGTTCCTACTTGATTTTTAAATGATATAAAATTTTGTGCCATATGTTATCCTATTTATTATAATGCGATTGACATTGCAACAGCAAATCCATCACTTGCTGCGCCTACTGGTGATCCTGTTGAGTCTAAATACACTGCTTTACTTGCTGGTAATGTACAAAATACATCTTTTGTTCCACTAGTAAAAGTTACAATGTTATCAGAATTAGAACTTGTTAAAATTGTTGTTCTAGTTAGAACAGTTCCACCCGCATTAAGTGTCCCTAGTCCAACTTCCCATTCAGTAGTACCTGGATTAAAAATAGCATAGTAGGTTGTATTATTTCCGCCAATACCATTAGCAAAAGTATCAAAACCAGTTTGTGCTCCGGCCAAAGTAAATGTACTTGCACCAGTTGAGGTACTAGTTTCCTTTACTCGGTCGTTTATTACTAACGCCATTTATTTTTAATCTCCTAATTAAGAAGTAATACTAATAATTGCATCAGAACCAGAAGGTGAACCGCCTGTTGGGCTTGGGAATGTAACTGTAAAAGTTCCATTAGTGCACGTTTTGCTTCCGCCAAAATCTAGTACGACTACCAGTTTATTTGAACTACTTGAATTATATATTGCTCCAAATGCTGCAGTAAAAGTTGCAGGTGTTGGTGATCCCCATACAGAATCAGCAAAATCAACTGTTGCAACGTTGCTCACGTTTGAAACTGCCTGACTTGTAAGTAAATTTCCACCAGCAGTATATTGACTACCACCTGCAGAACTTACTTCACTAGTAGAAGTATAAACTGTGCTTGCTGTTGTATATGGATTAGCAGTATATAAAGACAAATAGAAATTATTACCACCTGTTTGAAATTGATGTGCTCCAGATAGTAATTGTACTGGGAATGAATAAGGTACTATGTTTGCCATTTATTTTTCTCCTTGTTATTTATAACTTGACGGTGATTTAGAAATTAATTGAGCACGAACTACACCATCTTTGTATTCGTCTCTGCGTCTTTCGCCGATTTGCTCGACTGCGTACGATTCAAGAGCTTTATCATATTCTTGAGAGTAGTATTGTAACATATCTACAGGACCTTTCAAGTATCCATATGCATTAACTAAAGTAGCATATAGAAGTAGATCTTGGTATTTATTTGATAAATAAGTGCCATTAGTGCTATATGGACTGATAGTAATGCTTTCTGGTTCTTTATTATAGGCTAAAGTAATAGAATAAGTCTTATCAGGCGTAGGTGCTACAACCCAAAAATTCTCATCCCAATTAGCATAATATTTAGGAATATCCACATTAGCTGTTCCTGGAGTAGAATAAAATTCAGCTATAAAACTAGTATCTCTTTGTTCTAAGTAATATTGATTACCATTAGAATCAGTTAATTGAACATATCTAATAACTCTTAAATCATCTGGTATAGTTACATATCTATTTCCAATTACTAAACTAGAAGTAGCATAAAAAGCACTTTGATCTGTATCAATAGATCTATAAATTTTGTTTTCAGCATTAACAATAAATCCATTTAGAATTGAATCTGTAAATACATTACTATTTACTTCTGTATAATTTCTAATATCTGTTTGTAAATTTGCTAAAGTATATGACATATTAAACTGCTCCTAGTGTTACTGGACCTGCAGAGCAACTTGCTCCACCTCCATTTATATTTCCTGTAATAGCATTATTAGTACTTGTAAAAAAGAAATAATTTTCAGGAGTAGTTAAACCACCACCTGTAGTTTCTATACTACCATTAGATCTAATTTTTCCAACAGTAATTATAAATCCATTTGCATTATCAATATCACTTACACCGTCAAAAGCTGGAATAGGTGCAAATTGTTTTAAGTTAGGTGCAAAAGCTCCACCTGTTCCAGCATTTATAACTTGTGCTGGTCCTCTTAATCTTACTCTACTTCCAGTAGTTCTTTGATGATCTTGAGAATAAACATTTATATAAGTTACTCCATTATAAATTACAGTTTCAAATGGATTAGAAGTTAATAAAATTAATTGTGGTGTGTCAGCTCCTTGTACTCTTGGATTACGTAAAGCTTGTGGATCATTACCAACTGGTTTTGGATCTAACTGTGGTTGCTTTTCCTCATACTCAGAGTAATGAACTAAAAATCCATTCCATTCTCTTACCATTTCTCTATAAAGAAATCTCATTCCAGATCTATCTGAAATTGCGTAAGCTTGTTTTCCTTTTGCAAAAGTACCCATTAAGATAATACTCCATCTCCGTAGAATGTATTAGGTGAAATGAAAGTAGATACACCTTGATTATCAGCATCAAGAGCTCTTAACATTTCACTTTCATATATACGTTCTAATTCTTGAGTTCTTGCTGGAGCAAATTTCATACTTAAATAATAAGCAAGTCCAGACATCATACATGGGTAAAATCTATTTACTACATCTGATGTATTTGTATATGCACCTACATCTTGAATTCTAGCAACATAGTAAAAACAAAATTGAAAGCTAGATGGTGTTGAAGTACTAGAAACACTTGCACTTGCTGTAGCATATAAATAAATATTAGGATTCTTTTTTCTATCAACATAATATTGAGAAGGTGTTCCTTGTGCTAATTTATTTGGAGTTGCATTATAAGCTGATCTATCAATTTTAGTTAAAGCAATATCTTGTGGATTAGATGTATCTGAATTGTTTCTATAAAAAGCTTCTAAAACTTCTGAAATATCATTTGGAAAATTAATAGTATCACTTGCATAATTATATTCAGCTTGACCTTGTATTAAAGGAACTTTTGCAAGTTTTACTTTCCATAAATGAATTCCTCTATTACCCCATTCTTGAAACATAATGTTTAAAGAACGTCTTGCACTTCTTAATTGATACCCTGTTCGCGTTCCGCCAAGACCTGTTCTTTCATAGGCTTCTTCTATAATATCATCTATTGATGGATCAAATTCAGTAGTTCCAGAAGTTGGGGAAATAGTTTGTGCTTGATTACCCATGCCTGCTGTTGAGGCATTGTAGTAAAATAATACCGGAGCGCCGATACTTGCCACGGGAGCGACTACGATTTGAGTATATGCTCCTGAAGTACCTGGAGTGCCTACAGTTGTTACACCATTTGTATAAGCAACACCACCTGATGTATTAGTACCATCTTTAGTAGATGAAAATGCAAATGTAAAACCAGCATTAGATGCGGCTGATTGATCAAATATGTAAGTATCTCCTTCATATAAATAAAGAACAGGACTTACAGTACCATTAATAAAAAATTTATTAGTACCCGCACCAAATGCGTTTTGACCCGTTGCGACGGTTACTGTGTAAGTTGTAGTCGCCATGCGATATTAATTTGCTGTTAAACCTGGTGCAGAATATCTATCTGTCAATAATGTATAAGCAGCGATGTTAGTTTTTGTTTTACAGTAAATTCCTTTTGGAAAAACAATTCCATCTTCTGGAAAAGAAATATTAACAACATCTCCTGTTGGAACGTCACCTATAAATAAAGTTGTTCCTGAATTAGAAGTTGTAGTTAATTCTAAAAGTCCTGCTCCACTACCATTAGATGCAATAATTATTCCTCTTAAACGAATAGGTTGTGCTATGATTGCAGTTGCTCCTGCGGCTGCATCTGATCTAGTTGCTTGTATATCACTTTTATAACTCATTTTTAATCTCCTTATAATTTAAGGAGCCCTTGCGAGCTCCTTAAAAATTAATTTATTATAGTGCTGCTAATGAAGCGTTCTGACTATAAGTTACAACGATTCTTGCTTTACCTGCAGTAGCAGAGTTAGCAACAGTTATACCATATAATTGAACATCAGTAGTTCCTACAGTTCTCCATGCATCAGCACTTGCTGGTAACATAGAAGCTCCAGTAGCAGTAGCTGATACGTTAGTTGCTGCAGCTAAGTTAGTTGCACTTGATGAACTTTTTCCAACAGCAATAGTAGTAGTGTTTGAAGCAGTGAATAAAGATTCTACTTGAATTGATACACTAATAATTTGACTGTTTGCTGGAATTATAATTCCTAATGCAGTAGCAGTAGTTGTTGCGTGTGTTAATGCAACAGTTGATGATTGTGTTAATACAGCGGCCCCAACGTTTTTAACGTTTGTTCCAAGCGTAGTTCCTGTTGTATTAAAAATGTTTCCGGCTCTTATTGGGCCCGAAAAAGTTGTATTTGCCATAAGTATATTCTCCTAGTTATTCCAATCTAGTCTCTAGGCTGTCGACTATACGCGTCTAGATCAGAAAGTTAAGTATAGTAGTATTAATATAGCTTATTTTTTGAAAGAGCGCAAGATATCCTTGCATGAATTTCTTAATTTCAATGATATAGCTTTTTTATTAAGTAGCTATTGAAACTTCTGGGGCAGCATTTAAAATAGCAACTTCTCTATTTGCTATTTTGCTCTCTTCAAGCTTGATCTCTAAGATAGTTTCTCTAATTTTACTATCTATTTGGACCATGTCCAGAGTATACTTGCCATTATCAAGATACTCTTGCTCCCACTTCAACTCCAAGATCCTTTTCTGTCTGTATAGGTCTTGTATCATCTATAACCTCCTCAAAAGTTATACGGTTAACTCGGCTGGTATGTGACCTACCGAGATTTTCCCATTTTATACTTTTTTCTCCTATTTTGTCAAGTATAGCATTTTCAACGGCTTCAGAGTTATCTTCCGCTAATACATTGAATTTAGCGTGATGACCATAGGCCCAGATATGTATGAGAAAATTTTTCATGATTGAGTTTTAGTTTAGCACAAAAAAAAAGGGAGGTCAATAATAGACCTCCCTTTTTAAGAAATATAATCTTAACGATTATGTCGCGTCTGATCCGAAAATACCTCTAGGGTCAGAGAATCCGAATACGTATCTCTCTCTAGCTTTGTATCTTACGTTACCAGTATCAAAGTCACCTTCCATAGTAGTTTTGATAGGTGATCTCATGAAATGTTTAAGACCATTTGGTACATCTGTCTTAATGAACCATTTTTTATTAGAAGTTAAGAAGTGATTCACAGTATAACCTTGAGGAATCATTCCCATGTTTCTAATAGCATTGATGTCATTATCAGCTGTGCCAGTTCTACCTTGAGACGCCATTAGTCTGTCAGCAGTAAATTGTAGAGCAGAAGGTATAATTAATTTCATTCCTCTTGCTGCAATTTTTAGGCCTCTTTCATCTGTAAACGCCGCGATATCAATTAGAGCTTGCTCTAAAGATGTCTCGTTCAAGTCTGCTGGAGTAGTTAACTCGTTTGAGAAACTTCCAGAAAGAGTTGGGTGGTTAGTCGCACATAATGCAACTCCGTCACCGCCGGCATAAGTGTTACTAAATGCATTATTTAGTACAGCCGCTCCTTTAACTTGTTTAGTGTTTGCCATAGATCTTGCTAAAGCTTTTGTATATCTAGACGCTAGTCTGTCATACAAGTTGTCTTCAATAGCTTCTTCTGTGATTGCAAACGCTAACGCGATTGTTTCGTTTGTGTAACGAGCCGTGAAAGTTTCTTGTGCATCATCAAATGTTACACCTTGACCTTCTGGCTTAACAGCTGCGTTTCCGAATCCTGATAACATAACTTCTTCTTCAAAAGCTCTGTCTGAAGTTTCAGTATCGAAAATTTCTGCTGCTTCGTTTACGTATTGTTTGTACTCAAGTCCGAATAGTGCATTCAAACCTGGCTCTAGTTCTTTAACTAGTTGTGCTCGTGATATAGCCATATTTATTTATCTCCTATTCGCTATTAATTATACAAAGACGATGATTTAGCAATTTTTACGATAATATTTGCACCTGCTGCAGTTAAATCACTGTTTTCAGGGTCATTTGCTGATCGTACTAATGTAAACATAGCCGTTGTAGCTGCAGATCCAATATCTAAAGTCGTAATAGATTGACCATCTATATTAGAAGATGCAGTGTAGTTGTTAGTATTCATTTGATTAGCCGCACCAAATTTTGCTTGAGCTGTTGCTGCATCTGTTCCCAGTGCTGCATCTGCTTTTATCACATATTCTTGGTTTGAGTTATCAATCACGAAGGCTGTAATATTATTAGAGCCTGTGTTGTAGTTAACACTAGTTGCAGTAGAAGCATCTACTGAATTAGCGAA